GGTAGATCGTCCCGGTTTCCTGCGTGTCGGTGGTGCTGACCGGAATGTAGCGCTTGCCGGGCACCTGACAGAAAACGACCCACTTGTCACCGAGCACCAGGTTGCCGGATGCGAAGGTGAACGTGATCGTGCCGCCGCCAGCACCGAGGTTGATCGGCGTTGCCGTGGTGATCGTGTTGTTGGTGTTGTTCTCGGTGGCATCCTCGGGGCATGTAATACTGCACTTGGCGGCCCCGCTGGCGCCACCGGTCGTGATCTCAACGATGTAGCGCTTTGGAACGGTCGGCGTGTAGGTGCCGCTTGTCGATACCGTGAGCGTGGCAGGCAACAGGCTGTTGCCGAACCCAACCTCAGGGTCGCCAACATCGTTGGCGGCAACGGCCTCTTCCTTGTAGCCGCACATGCGCAATAGCGCAGCCCATTCGGCCGCCGTCGTGGCACCACCGGAACCCTTCATTTCGACAGGAATCTCGAACTCCATGGTTTCCTGTCCGATGAGTTTCTTGGTGGCGTTGATGCCCTTCGTGAGCGCAAGGCGCTGAATCTCTTGAAACGAGTAACCCGGCATCACCTTACCGGCCTTCAACGCATTGTCGGCCGTTGTTGGGGTCGGGTCAACGCCTTCGGTTACCTCGATCTTGGCAAGGATCACTTGATCGTTGGAGTAATTCATGATTTCCCCCTTACGTGTTTACGGGCACCGGCATATACATCCGTGCCGCGAAGTGCAGAGCGTAACTCACAACCCCGTTTTCGTATTCGAGCATTGAGCGGCCAACCATTTCGAGCGGGCTGAGTGCTTCAAGTCCGTATGTCTTGCCGACAACTGACTCACGCACATCTTCGAGAAGTTCATACGTGTCCCTTGCAACCTGCTGCTCGCCGCGAAGGTTCTTGTTTACAACCACAACATCAAAGCGCGTGTTGTAGATTGGGCGCGGCCTGTTACCGGTGTCTTCGTCGCCAACGAAAAACACGAACGCTGCCGGGTAGTTCATGGCCAGTGGCGGCGCAGATCGGCCCACAGAATCAACCAACTTGAATTTGCCGGTTGCTCGTATTGATTCGAGCATCTTGTTTTCAACGTCGGCAATCGTCGTATTCACTCAGTATTGCCCCCACACATCACTGGTGAATTCCTTGTCATCATCCGTCTTGTCGGTCAAGAACTCGCTGCCGCCCGCATCTTCCTGGCCAGCAACCTCAAGCACGATCTGCCCGCGCTGAATGCGCAGCAAGTCAGCATCTGCGCTCTCGAACCGCATCTTGACCGTCTCTGGCAAACCGCCAGTGCTCGCCTGAAAGCGCCGCGTGAACAGGTTGAACAGGGTAAAGTCGATGCTGATCTGCTTGATGAGGTCAGGCACAACCGTGAGCGGCACATCGTATTGCGAACGCAAATACGAATCGATGCGCGCATCGGCGGCAGAGATTGCATCTGCCACGACGCCGGGGTCGGTTTGCCCAACCCCGGCGTCGTCGGTCAGTTGCGTGATCTCCTGCTCAGGGATGCGCTTGATGAGGTCAGCGAGCGAGCAGTAGGCCACTGGTGGTTACCACGCCTGCAACGGCACCGTCTGCGTCCCGGTTTGCGAGATGACGTAAATGGCCGGATCGTTTCCATCAATCGGGAAGTCCTTGTAACTGCCCGATGCGATGTTGAACGGCGAGAACGATGACGTGATAGATGCGTTGCCGAAGTTCAATACGCCGTTGATGGCACCAATGCGCACGGCCTTCATGACACGCTCGTCGTCGGCAGTGCATGCCAAACTCGGCAGCTTCACCGCAACAGCGGTGCCCACGGTCAACGTCGGCGTTGCGATGGTGGCAAACGACGCAACGGGGCACTCGGCGACGGGGGCAGGGTATTGGTATCCCCAGCGCTGCTCGGTGTCATCGGCGCGCCGCGTTTTGATGACGGCCTCTTCGGCATAGGCAACGCCAACGAACAGAACCAGGGCAACCAGAACGGCTACCAGGCGAATGCTCTTCTTCATCGTGTTCACTCTCCCTTACGCGACCTTCGCGACAACGATGCATTCGGTTTTGAGAATGACCGGCAACGGGCGCGACTCAACGCGAATCCAGCGGCCCGACGGGTCTTTCTCTTCCCACGAATCGCTGAAGATCATGGCGGCGCGATTGCCCGCACCCACGTTGCCGTCGTAGCCAAGCACGCACGGGGGAGCGTAGTATTCGGCGGCCGTGTCGTTCTGCACGCCAACCAGGATCAGGTATTTGTCACCCAACGGACGGGTGCGGGTGCCAGCGTCGTTGAGGTAGCTGAAGTCATACTCAACGAACTCGATGCCTGCGGCGTTCGCAATGCGGCCTTCTTTGGCAACCTGATCGCCCATGGTGTATTTCAACAGGTCGCGCATGTTCACGTTGTTGAGCAACGCATCCATGGCCTCGAACCCGAGGAAGGCGAACCACTGATCGACGCCACCGATGCCATCGGCAATGAACCGCTTCCAGGCGCGCAGGTTGTTGATCGGCTTCGATTCGCTGTCGGTCCACAGGTTCTTGCCAGCAAGCGTAACCTGCTGGTCGCCGCTGAAACCGTAGTCAACGAGCACGTTTCCATCGGCGTCAACAACCTGACCCTTCAGCGCGCTGATGGCCTGGAACTCGCGGGTGCGGTCGAGCTTCGAGCGCAGATCCGTCTGGTTGCGGGCGATCTCTTTTTGCAGCAACTCTTGTTCGACATCGCTACCCAAACGGCGCAACGCATCCAACTGATCGGCCGTGATGAGGCGCTTTTCGCTGAAGCGCGGGCCTTCGCACGAAACGTGCAACTTGGTGTTGTTCTGCGACACCGTTGCCGGTGCCGACGTGCGCACGGGCTTCATCAGCTTCTCGGTGCCAGCGATGACATCCCATGCGAAGTTCTTGCTCGTCTGCGGCTGTTTGTTTGCAAACACGCGGTCGAGCGCGGGCGTCTTGACGGGCTTGATCTTGTTGACCGCTGCGGTCAGAATACTCGGGCGCCAGATGGACATTGTATTGCCCTCCCCTTACTCGAAGATGATGCCGCGCGCCAGCATGGCCGTGCGGTAAGCGTCGGTGAGACCGGTGGTTTCGGCATCGAGATAGCTGCCGACGAAGCCAATCATCGCCTCGGTATCGGCCGATGCGGCTGCGGCGTCTTCGAGCAGAACGCCAACGGCGGTCTCTGAACCGTCACCGTTGGTGCTCACGGCGGCCTTGTATTTTCCGCTCGCGCTCACAATGCCCATGATTGTTCCCGCTGTCAGGTTGGCACCTGCCACAACGGTGCCCTTCTTGCGCAGCGGAAGCTGGTTGCTGCCGACGACCGTTTTGGGCGTCAGCGTGGTGGTGGTAACCATGTGTTATCCCTCCTGTTGTTTACTTGGCCGCGCAGCCGCTGGCCTTGACAATGCCGCTGACCAGAACGTCATCGGTCGAATCCTGCTTGTGGTTCTCGGGCTTGACCATCTCTTTGAAGAGCGGGTGCTCGGCGAAGTTCGAGACGAAGCTCTTGAACCAATCGAGCCGCGTTTGCTTCTGCGCGCCTTCGCTGAACTGGTAGGTATCGGTGCTCTCATCGAGGCCGACCATGAACTCAACCAACCCTGCTTTTTTCCATGCTGGCAAAATCTTGGCCTTCTCGATGCCGTCATTGACGAACGTCTCGATGTCATCGCGCTTGCGCTTCTTCTCGGCCTCGGCAAACGATGCGGCCAGTTTCTCGTTTTCGCTCTTCAGCGTGGCAACGCTTTCGTCGGCCGCTTTCGCCTTCGCCTCGGCCTCTTCGCGGGCCTTGGTTTCGGCCGCCAGTTTCGTCTGCAATTCCTCAATGGTCATTTCGTGTGCCCCTTTCAAAGTTTCGCTGTAGGTCTGAACCTCGCCGCCATCGCTGAACGCGAAGTCTGCCAAGCCCTTGATTGCCGGTGGTTTCGCCCCGAGCCATGCAACATGCCTGAGCGTGCCATCTGGGTAAACACTGATGCTTCGCTTCTTGAACAACCCGGCCTTCACCGCGTCGATGAACCCTGGCGCCACCTGCTTGAACTTTGCCAACAGCGTGTCGCCTTCGCGTTTGAGCGATTCGACCCACCCGTAGGCCGGGCCACCATTGATTGGCCCCGCACTTTCGTTGTGGTCAATGCAGATCGGGGCTTCGTGATTCGCAGGGTTGTAGTTCGCCGCCATCTTGTCCAGATCGGCAGCCGTCCAGGTGCGCACGCGCCCGTTTGCATCGGTGTGCGTGCCAGCCCTGAATACCTCGCACCAGTTT